ACTCTTGTCCTACCCAGTGTAGAAGCGACTTACTGTAAACAGTCTTTACGTCACTGCTCGAGATGTGTGGATATTTTTTCTTATCGTGATACACATAGTCGGCCATCTCGTAGTCAATGGTAGTCTCCCATTTACCCATCACATATTCTCCCTTGCAATGTATGTGAATGCATCCCATGACATTCTAATTTTTTCGTCATGTAAAGCATTATCTTTCATGACATACGCCAAGCGCATTACGACTGTGATTGGTTGACGGTCAAATTTGTAAATTAAAACAGGCTCTTTACTGGCGTGCTTAGCAGATTTTTCGACCTGCTCCCACCATTCTGTTTTGTATGTATGACCCTTACCTGCGTATCGTTTGCACTCAATTACATAGCTCCATTTATCGTCATCAACGATAATGTCGCCGTGGTCTGCGGCTCGATATTGTTCTATATCGCGTTTTGCTTTTATGCCTAAATCTAGTTCCAACGCTCTACAAATCTCTCGCTCAAAACCCGCACCCTTATTGCGACTGTTTACCATCGTTTATTATATTCTTGTAAGTTGACAACATTTTGCCTTCGGACTGCAATCGCATAATTACTGCTTCCTCGATGTACACACTTTTAGAGCAACGTTTGCTCTTGGCTTGATCTTTTGCTGCCTCATCAACACTGGCACGCAAATGCACAGTTCTTTGTATTACTTGTTCTTCCATTTTAGTCTCCTAAAAAAAATATTTGACTTTGTACATCTTAATTAATACTTTAATAATGTCAAGTAACAATGGGAGTAATACTATGACAACCTTAGAAAAGCATTCTAAAGCATACTACAGTGCTTCGAGTAATGCGGAGGCTCTAAGAGCCTTTATTGAAGAAAATCATCCTAGTTTAAGGGGTATTGCAGAGGAAGTTTGTAGGGGTATAGACCTTATGGACAAGTATACTAATGTGGTCTCACAACCTAGTTGATTTTATATTAGAAATGCATGGCGTCCGTCTAGTATGGACGCCATCATACGAAGGCGAAGAGCCACCGTTTTAGGAGTTAAAATATGAATAAAAGGACAATAGATCGGAAGGCTATCAAAGCTGTTTTGCGGTCATTTGAATTAGACCCTAATGAGGAGGTTCCTTTTGGGTTTGAAACTTTGCCAAGGTTTGAGCGTTGGGATTTTTTACTGCATTCGCATGGGATCAGGTTCACAATTAAGATGATGGCCGAGGAGTATTGCAGTGCTGAACAAACACAACCTGGTTAGAATAATAGATATGAACTGCAAAAAATGTAATAATAAAAAATATATTGAGGTGGAAGTAACGTATCCAATCTTTTTTTTACCAGGCGTTGGGTACGTCCAAGTAGAAAAGAAACCATGTGCGGAGTGTAACAATGTTGGAAATAACACCAGCGGATCGAGCGATACTAACCCATCTGCGCCAGTGCGTAGACAGACTACAAGAAGAGGAATTTAGGTTGGATGCTCATCCAAACGTCAAACAAGACCTATTTAGAGCTAGGCAAGAACTAAAAACGTTTACATCACAGTTGAGGCAAAAGGGAGTAAATATATGACCGAAGAAGAGATAGCAGAGATTTGGAAAAATATGGTCAAAGAAGAGAAAGACAAGCATCGCAAGATGCTACATGGCTCTTCCAAAAGTATAACAGCAGAGAATAAATTTAGACTTTTGAAAAACAACGGTAAGAGAAATCGTGAGGAAGCTCAGTAGCAAAAACTTATTATGAGAGCAGGAAAAGTATAACGCTAAAGGCTTCCTCTGCAAACATAATAACATATTAGAAAGTACAGGCAATGTTGTTTTTAAATAAAATTAAACCAATTTTGTTAGATGTATATATGCCTGAAGAGCTTGAGGGGTATGATGTTGTTTGTAAAACAGGCAACGATAAAAAGCCTTTTATGAAACCAAATAAAAATAAATTTGGTGACATATCGTCCTGCTTCGGATTAGTCGAAATGCAGAAGCGTTCGCTAACTATAAAAGCATGGCAACAGATAGACGTTATACAAGACGATAATCAAATTAAGTTTGAGCCTGCTAATGATCAGTATTTTGGTAGCGAATTGCACACGCATCAGACGTGTGGTTTTGCAGAAAAAGAAAACATCGAGGTTATTAAGATAGCGCCGCCCATAGCTATAACGTGTAATGAAAGTATGAACTTTTTATATACAGCAAGTCCTTTTGCGTATCATCCGCTTAACATTATTAGTGGCATTAATAATCTAAAGTATAACTGCCAGACAAATGTTTTTATTTATTTTGAAAAAGGCAAAAAACTTAATTACACAATAAAACCTTTGTCACCGCTCATGCACATAGTTCCACTGAGCGACAGACCTATAAAGCTAAACTATATTTATGATTGGCAAAAAACTGTGAAAATGTTGAGCGTTAAAAAATATCAAATGTTTAAGAAAAACAAAATGTATAGAAAAATGAAACTTTTAGGAGGCAAGTAGTTGGAATTTTACAGTTTATTAACGGTGGTCTATCCACTTATGGGGCATACATGGGAGTTTAGCATTTGGTTTCCAAGCGAAGATGAATGTTGGAGCGTGCTAACAGAAATGAACACAATTTATGACAGAGTTAAAGCCACAGAAGGTTACTGCCAGGTTACTGAGGTTGCGTCTAAGATAGTTAAACCAGTGGCTAGGCCGTGGTAAGCCACTGGTAAATCTTTTTAGTTTGCTCTTCTCGATCTTTGAGGCCATGCGTGCCACCATTGACACGCTTGGTCACAGCCTTAATTGTTTCATCGTCAACACCCTGGTCACATATAGTAAATAGTTTGTTGGCTCTAAAAAACCATAAAGCACTCTCGAAGGCGTATTCGGTCTCAACAAAGTTAGGATGCTGCATTACTTCTGGTAAGCGCATATCGCTACTAAATGATCTATAGTTGGATCGCCCTGTAAGTTGAATAAAACCTTTTCCGGCAAACTTAAACCCATCGCCAGACGCTTCATCACCATTACCCATGCGATCACTGTATACACATTGTTTGCTAGTGCTTCTGGGTTCTTTGTATATGGCTGTGCAGCCTCTACAGATTTGAACCGACTAGGCCAAACCGCCATTAGTCGTTCTGGCGTACTGTAATACAAACCCTCTTTGGTTCGTTTAAAACCACCGCTCTCATGGTGGGCCTGGCCCAGGAGATGCGCCCCACGCTTATCTGATAGTTCATAATGCTTTGCGATAGCTCTAGCTGTGTTGGGGCCAAACGATCCGTCAGCCGTTACACCACATCGAGCTTGTAATATTTTTAATGCGTCACTCATTATTTCTTCCCGAAAAATTTAGTTGCGGCCCGCACACCGAAGGATGCTGATACGATTACTCCCAAGGTGTATTGATAGTAGCTCGGCATGGCGTCCAAAGCTGCAAAGCCCTCTGATACGATACCTCTACCCCAATCACCGCAGAATGCCAGTATAAGCGGAATAGAGAATAGAATAGTTAACCATTCGTCTTTCCATGAGTTGGCAGAGGCATTTGCCATTATGCGATCCCATTCGGCCTCACTTGTAGCCGCAGAGATCATTATCTGTGCCTCAGCTTCTGCCTTGGCTACCTTTACTTTGTTTTGTGCGGCCTTTTCTTCTACCTTACCACTTAACCAGGTTCCGGCTAAGTTGGCGACTGGCCCTAATAATTGTCCTATCATTCCTTTTTACCCATGTTTGTGAAGCCATAATAAGCAGCGACTATAGCGGCAATACTTACATAGTATATGTTACTCATGCTCGATAGCATCTCTGACGCTCTAGGTAGCTCCGCCCACTCTGTAAACACTACGCCAAACGGAAACAAAAG